GTCCACGGTATACCGCTTTTGCAGCAGCGCGTCGCCCTTGTACTTCTCGTTGGACAGGATGGAGCGTACCGTCGCCACCTGCCAGACTTGAGAGCCGCCCGGAGAAAGGATGCCGTCAGTCTTCAACAGTTTCGCGATCATCGACGGGGTCTTGCCTTCCATGAATTGTCGGAAAATGCGACGAATAATCGCCGCTTCCTCCTCCACGACCTCCGGCAGTCCGTCCTCGCCCTTGCGGTAGCCCATGAAATGCTTGTAAGGCAAGTTGACGCGTCCGTCGGCCATCCGCTTACGAACGCCCCAGGTGACGTTTTCCGAGATGGAGCGGCTCTCCTCTTGGGCGAGTGACGACATGATCGTAATCAACAGCTCGCCCTTGCCGTCGAAGGTGTAGATATTCTCCTTTTCGAAGTAAACCTCGACATTCTTGTCCTTAAGCTTTCGCACAGTAGTGAGGCTGTCGACGGTGTTTCGGGCAAAGCGGCTGACCGACTTGGTAACGATAAGATCGATCTTTCCCGCCACCGCGTCGGAAACCATCCGGTTGAAGCCTTCACGTTTGCGGGTATTGGTCGCTGAAATGCCTTCGTCCGTATAGATGCCAACGAAAATCCAGTCCTCGCGGCTCTGGATGTACTTGGTGTAGTAATCCACCTGGGCTTCGTAGCTGGTCTGCTGCTCCTCACTATCGGTGGAAACACGGGCATAGGCCGCGACCCGACGGCACTGAACACCGGTAGACGCTTTGGCGGATGTGCGGGCGATGCTGGCGGGGATCATCGTAACTTCAGGCATGTGCATTCCTCTTTCCGGCAGCCACTCGAGCTTCCGCTTTCTTTTCGTCCGTCCAGCTTTCCGATCGGGATGGGTGCTGCCATATTGTATGCTTTTCGGTGCCGTTGCGAAGCTTGAAAAGCAACTGCCCATCCGCAGGCACCAGAATCTCGGCGACGGTTTTACGAAAAGCGTCCTCATCAAAGGCGGGTAGTCCCAAGACTTCACAGCATTGAACGATCAAAATGTCCTCTGGGATCCGCTTGGCATTGCAAAAATGCTTGCCCCGGTTGATGTACGTTGGACAAGCCCATGTTTGCCTGGCATATTTCGAACCCCCATTGGCGACCTTGCGGTGAAAGTGACTGCCGCAACGCAAGCAGCGGATCATCCCAGTAAAGACGCTGGCATTATTCCCCTGTTTCCCTTTCGTGCGGGATGACCGTATCGCGATCTCTCGCTGCACCGCTTCAAAGATGTCCGCGTCGATGATCGCCTCATGATGGTCTTTCACCATATATTTCGGAAGCACTCCCCTATTTTGCTTGGTTTGCTTCGTGATATGGTCCGTGATAAAAACCTTCTGGAGCAATAGATGCCCCGCGTACTTTTCATTGCGGAGCATCTGCATGACGCTGGTCTCCGTCCAGCGTCCGCCGGTTCGAGTGGGGATGTTCAGCGCTGTGAGCTTGCGCATGATCGCGTTCTTCCCGAGTCCAGACAGATAGTCCGTAAAAATCATCTGTACCACGTCAGCCTCTTCGGGAATGACCGTGTAGATTTCCTTGTGGCAACGGTAGCCGTAGATCCAGATCGTGGTGACGGGTTTTCCTTCCCGGTAGTTCTTCTGGATCCGCCACTTCTGGTTTTCACTGGCGGATAGGCTTTCTTCCTGAGCAAAAGAAGAGAGGATGGTGAGCAACAGCTCGCCATCCCCGTCCGTCGTGTGAATATTCTGTTCTTCGAAATATACGTCCACGTCCATCGCTCGGAGTTCCCGAACCGCGTCCAGCAGATCGAGTGTATTTCTCGCGAATCGGCTGATCGACTTGGTAATGATCCGATCGATCTTCCCCTCGCGACAGTCACAAAGCATCCGCTGGAACGCGGGTCTATTGCGCTTGGTGCCGGTTAGCGCTTCATCCGCGTACATCCCGGCGTACATCCATTCGCTATTTTCTAGAATGAGCTTTTGATAGTACTCCACCTGTGCCGCCAGCGAATGGAGCATCGCGTCCTTATCACTGGATACTCTGGCATAACCCGCAACCTTGGTAAGCCTGAGCGCTTGTGAGTTTTGTACTGGAACCCTTGTAATGATTCGCTCCATGCCGATTCCTCCCTTCGGTCATGGTATATTCGCTCTGAAAGCCAGAATTATCAAGGGGTTTGACGATATATACTGTTGTTTGATAGCCCGTAGCGTTCCGCCATCTTAGCTTCCAGCAACCGAAAATCGTCTTCCGTGATCCAGCCATTGCGTACCCATGTCCGAAAGACCGCCAGCGTTGCACTGTAGTGCAGAATGCGGTTTTCCTTATCCATCTGTTCCCTCCCTGCGCGCCAGTTTGGCTCTAGCCCTGGCGCTGCAGATACGGGAGCAATACAGTCTTGTTTGTTCCCCGACAACCAAAAACGACATACCGCAGAATGCGCAGGAAACTTTTCGTACCTTTCGCTTCGCGCTCGCTTCCGGGTGCGCGTTCCACCAAGTGATGCGACAACGGTCGGAGCAGAACTTGCGTTTCTTGGCGCCGGGTTTGTGGTGAAGATACGCGCCACAGCACAAACATTTGTTCTCAGTCGAGCACCCTAGCACGCGCATTTCATCGGGATGCCTGCGGCAATAGGATTGGACGGTATTGAGCGAAAGACCAAGTTCCGTGGCCATCCGTTTATACCCAATACCCCCTGAACGCAATTGTTCCAGTCGCTTTTTCTGCTCACTGGTCATGACTGTAATGCCGCTCGGGTAAGCGGTCCGACGATTCCATCCGCGTCCAGTTGCCGCGACGACTGAAAGGCGACTACCGCGGCTGCCGTCATCGGACCATACACGCCGTCTGCCTTGCCAGGATCATAGCCAAGTTCAAGCAGTCGCGCCTGTACCGCCAGCACATCCTCGCCCCGAAGCATCGCCCTTCCCTTGGTATAGCGAAGCGTTCTGGCGCTATGGTCGACTTTGGGCGGAGTATCGTCTGTTGCGGGAATTGGATCATTACCATATTGGATGAACGGCAGCTTGTACCAATGCGTCCAGCCGCGCCCGGCGACCTTGGTCTTTATGCAGCCATACGAGAAGCCTTTCCACTCAATGGCGTAGCCGTTTCCAGCATAATAGCCCACATGCCCGGACTTATATAGCGCCAATCCTGCGATCTCCGGCAGCGTTCCGATCGCTCCCCAAGCCATACCTTTACTCTTTGCGTATGTGAACATCCCGTTCGCGCCTTTATCCGGGCATCCATTGGAGCCGTATTTGCTGGTATAGGTGGCCTCCGTCCCGATAGCCTCCAACACCCCGATGCCGCCGCCTGTCCAGGCATAGCCTTTCACAGCGCCAATGCAATCCGCTACGACCTTCTTCGCAGTGATATCCTGCCTGTAACGCACCATGCGGGAGACGATGTACGAGGATGGGTATTGGCTGGTCTTTTTTGATAATAGGCTGTTTGTGGCCTTATACAGGCAGCACCCATACCAATAGGGTTGTCTCAGCATCTTCTCGCAGAAGGCCATGAAATGCTCGTTGGTAAACGGCACTGCTGCGCGGTTCATTTGTTCGCTCATCGTACTCCCTCCCAAAAAGGAAAGCGGCGGCTTGCTTGCCGCCGCCTTTTTACTGGTCTTCCTTGTCGCTGTCCCGGTTGTGCAGCTGTTCGAGTACATCCTTGAGTTTCTGCGGGATCGGAAGCCCAAGATGTCCCGCGTTTTCGAGCATCGATACGCCCTCATTGGAGCAATAGAAGAAGAGTACCGCCGTGCGCAGCGCGCTGCCGTTGCCGATCAGGTGCGTGTCCACGATGTGCCCAACGCCGACCAGCACGAAGATCAGTACCTTTTTGGCGATGCCCCGAAAGCCGACCGCGCTGGAGAGCGTCCTGTCCGCGATGGCGCACATCACGCCCGTCACGTAGTCGGCCGCCATCAAGGCAATCAGCGCATAAAGCAGACCGTCGAAACCTCCGACAAACCAACCGAGAAACCCACCCACGGCTACCAACGCTGCTTGAATCCAAGCCCACATTTCCTTCATAAATAGTCCTCCCTGTTTGTTTTTATATGATGAAGCGCCTCTGCTTTCACAGAGGCGCGAATCGGGAACCGTTATAACTCAAGGAGAAGCGTTTGCAGTTGCTGCATCACGGCCGCCTGCGGTCTGCCAGACGTGATGGGGATCCATGACGGATCTGGCAATTTGCCTGTCCACGCCAGATCAAAAACGTTGATGGTATCCACCACCTGCTCGATCGCCTTGCGAAGCTCCAACACATGAAACGGCCAACTTTTCACATAGGTTTTACCTGCAATCACGTCCTCCGACCAACTGACTGCCGACATGCCATAAAAATCACGGATGTTGTTGATGGCGATTCGCAGACTTCTCATATGCGTTGCCTTCACCTTTGTCATATTGGTCACAATTGCCTCAAAGGGCGAGGTCATCACCGTAAAGGTTCGCACGATCTCAGGGCTAACTGCTTCCGAACCGCTGTCCACACTGCGGAAGGTGATCGTGTAGCTACCGGGCACAAGAGCGGCAGGCGTGTAGACGGTCGGCATCCCGTTGGCCAGATACCCACCGGCAGAGAACCGCTCCGGGTTGGCGACCGAATCCTCCCAATCTGCCGTGCCGATCTTCACGCACCCCTTTTGTGTACCCCCACCAAATCTCGCGCCGGTCGTGATCAAGAAACGCGGCGTGGATGAATAAGTCTGGCTTGCTGCTTTTGGCGCGGTGACCACCGGCGCGATTGGCGGACTGATCTTGCGTACCACGTTGCTGACTGCATAAGCGGAGATGGCATTGAGCGTATCCGTAACACTCAAACGATACCGTGTGGACATGCCAGAAACATTGGATGGCGTGGCCTCATAGGTGCCAGATGTCGCGCTGGTTGTGATGGTCGTGAGTGCCTCATACGCGCCCCAAGTCACGCCATCCACGGAGGTTGCTTGCTGGATCACCACCTGCCTGATCGCGCTGGTACCGGCAACAATAGCGCTCCAAACGAGGGTGATCAGGCTCGAATCGTACACAGCAGGTGAAGCCGTAAACACCGTCGGCGCGGTAGGCGGGATGTTGCGCCGTACGCTATTGCTAGATGCCAGCCAGCCCGAGTAATAGGTTTCTCCAGCCGTGCCTTGAATGCGGAGCCGGAATCGGCGGTATACGCCCGCTGTGGCGGAGGGATTCACGCTCAGGCTTCCACTGGTGGCGGTGTTGCTCAGGACTGTCAGCGCCGTCCAAACGCCCCAGGAAGAGCCGTCTGTCGAATCGCTATACTGCAGTTCATACGAGGTAATCGTGTTGCCCGCGCCATGGGTCGCCCCGCTCCATGAAAGCGTCACCGCGCCTTCGGTCATTATGGCACTGAGTGAGAAAGCGGTCGGCAATCCGCATGAGGTGATCGAGCAAAGGATACTCGCACTGACCATGATATCCGAGACGACATCCAGCGCGTCGATCGTCGTGACCCCAAACTGCGTATACGTTCCAATGACCCGCGATACCGTAGGCGTGTAGCTTCCACTACCTGCCGTTTGCATCAGCGTCGTTAGTGTCGTCCACGCGCCCCAGGTGGCATTGTCCGTGGAGGTACGGCTGGCGATCGTGAAGCCCTTGATCGCACTGGTGTCCCCAGCTGCGCCACTCCACGTGAGCGAAATCGCTTCTGTGCTGTATACGGCAGGCATAGCGGTCACGGCGATAGGCGCTGTGGGCAGCGTGTTTCGGCGTACCGAGTTAGTGGATGCCTTCCAGCCGGAATAGTAACTCGCTCCCGCCGATCCACAGGTACGTACCTGAAAGCGTCGGTAATTTCCGCGTGTGGAAGAGGGCGCGACCGACACATTGTCGCTAGTGGCGGTGGTTGGCACGGTGGTCAACGCCGTCCATGCGCCCCATGAGGCGTTGTCACTGGATTCGCTGTACTGGATCTCATACGAGGAAATCGCATTGTTGGTACCGCTGGTCGCCCCGCTCCATGAGAGCGTCACATTGCCCTCAGACAGCGTGCTGCTGACGGCGCAAGCGGTCGGCGCCGTACACGCTGTTGGATTGCTCTCATAATTGAGTGTCAGTGTCCCGGAAATGCCGCTACGCAGATTCAGGATATTTCCGGAGCCGGAGGAACTTCTTCGCAGGGTAAACGATACGGTGCCACTCCCGGCCGTCAGCAAAGCATTGCTGTACCCGCTCAGCGATACCGTGTCCGAGTGCGTGGAACTGTTGGAGGAAAAGGTTCCGGTCGATCCGGAGCCCGAACCCAGCGAAAAATCCAGACACCCGAC